AAAGTACATAAGAATAATGAAACTAGAATTACAATACATAGACAACAACGATATTGAAAATAAAAAAAGAACATTAGAATATATAGCAAATGAATGTGATTTAAACGAATTTGAAAAAAAAGAAGCTTCTGATATAATAGAAAGAATTCTAAATTTGAAAACTTTGTGTCAAAATTGTAGTAATGAACAAATCATATCAGTGATCTGTTTAAGGACAAAAAACAAATACCGTGACATAAAGATAGAACGATACAAAGTATGGGAAAGATATAATTTAAACTGGAAACGATACATAAACATATCTGATCGTATAGGGGATTATTTTTACAAACACACTTATCTTAAACACTTATAAACCTTTTTTTATTAAATATATAACCTAACTACTCTTTTTAACTATTTTTAAGCTTTATACTTTCTAGTCCTCACTGTGACTAACTATAGTAAGAGAGGATATGAAAGCAAATGATACTAACCAGGATCATGTGAAATTAAAAAATGCAAATCACATAATTAGAGAATGCTTTCTATGTAAGAGTATTCACATAGTATATGACTCTCATCAGGACATTATTTATTGTTATGATTGTGGTTTGATCTTGAGGCAGTGTTTTGATGATTTCACTCCAAATATGGGTATTTTTCCAAGTACGAATAAGAGTAAATTTAAAAGAATAATTTAAGAGAATTTGGAAGGATGAAGGAAGAGGATTGTTTGAATTTATATTACATCATCGTTTAAGCTGTTACTTACCCACCTACTGATTATAATTTTACTTCATATTTAATTCTCAGAATGGTCCTCTTCCTTCATCCTTTTTTTTATCCTTTAATTAATTGTAGTAGTGATTAGATTATGAAACCCAACCATGAATTTATCAAAATCAAAGAACTAAAACTACACCCTAAAAACCCAAAACAACATTCTGATGAGCAGATAAATGGTATAGCTAAGCTTATTGATGAATTAGGGTGGGGAAGACCAATAATTATTAGTAAAGATAAATACATCCTTGCTGGGCATGGAGCAGTACTGGCAGCAGGGCGATTAGGATACACAGAAGTACCATATCGTGTTATGAAATGGAAACATGACAGTCCAGAGGCTTTAACATATTTAATAGCAGATAATAAAAGTTCAGAATTAGCTACATGGGATAATAAACTATTACTAGATGATTTAAAAGAATTAGATATTGGTAAATTAGATGTTAAGCTTACAATGTTTAATGATTTAGAATTAAAAGAGTTAGATATTAATTCTAACATTGAATGGTATGAAAATGATATTGATGAAGATTTAGAAGATATCTATGAAAAACCAGAAGATCAGGATCAGGATAATGAAGAGGAAGAAAATCGATACTGTCCTAAATGTGGGTATAAATTATGAAAATGTACTGTGTTCTCATGGGAGGTTCATTAGTAGAATTATATGAACAAAAAGATTTCATTAACCTACCAAAAACAGATATCTTAGTATCATTCTTCTCTGATAGTTTGATTAAAAAATTCAACATTATAGAAAAAATCTCAGATAATATTTTGGTTGATAGTGGGGCTTTTTCTTTTCAAAATAACCAAACCAAAAATAATTCAATCAATAATTATGTTCAAAGGTATGCTAAATGGATCAGAAAAAATGATTCTGAAAAAATAACTGGTTTTTTTGAAATGGATATAGATATAATTGTAGGATATGAAAAAGTACTAGAATACAGATCACTACTTGAAGAAACTACAAATAAAATTATTCCAGTATGGCATAAAGACTTAGGGATAAGTGAATTTAAGAAAATGGCACAAGAATATGATTATATTAGTGTTTCATGCGTAAAAGATAAAGACATACCACCAAAGCAGTTACCTCATTTTGTTAAATATGCTCACAAGAATAATGCTAAGATACATGGTTTAGGAATGACAAGGGAAAAAATCCTTAATACTGTTCCTTTTGATAGTGTAGATTCAAGTAGCTGGTTTAAAGCTTCTAGATTTGGAAGATTATATGATAAGAAGCTGAATAGTGATTATATTAAAACTAATAGATATGATATAGTGTTCATTGAATACTTAGAGTTTATTAAATTACATGATTATTACTATAATAAATGGAAATTTTATCATAATGATTGAAGAGGGATAAAATAATGTCACAATTAAAAGAAACATCAAAATTAACTAAAACAGAATTATACGCTATCCTTACAGGGATTTTCTGTACTTGTTTAATAATTAGTAATATATTAGCAGCTAAAACTTTCATTTTATGGGAGGATATACTATTACCTTGTGCTGTGATAATATTTCCAGTAACATACATCATAAACGATGTATTAGCAGAAATTTACGGATATAATAAAGCTAAAAGAGTTATTTACTTAGGATTCATCTTAAATTTACTAGCTGTCTTATTATATCATATTAGTATATATTTACAAGGACCCGTATTCAATAATGCTCAAAACGAAGCATTCAGCATGGTTTTAGGAAGCACATTTAGGATATTACTAGCTAGTTTTACAGCTTACCTAATTGGATCATTAATAAATTCATATTTAATGGTTTGGTTGAAAGAAAAAGCTGAAAAACATTTATTTTTCAGATGTATATTCTCAACACTTTGTGGTGAAGGCGTGGATGCAACCATATTCATAACAATAGCTTTCTTTGGAACAATACCAATGATACTACTAATATCAATGATAATAGCCCAAGCATTATTCAAAACTATTTATGAAATATTAATATATCCTGCTACTAGGACTGTTATAGGTTATATTAAAAAATTACCTTCATAAATTTTATCAAAAAAAAATAGTTATTGATAAAATGAAATTCTACAAATTCTACCCTAAAAAAAAGAGATTTATTTTTAAATAAAGTAAAATTCCACAAATTCCACCCTAAAAAAAAAGAAAATAAGAGATGATTTTTTTATGACCCCTTATAAACTGGATAAGGAATTACAAAAGAAAATAGCTTTTTTTGTTCAAAATGGTGCAAGTATTGAAGATGCCTGTTTAAATTGTGGTATTCATAAAACATCTTATTATAAATGGATTAAAAAAGGTAAGAAAGATTCTGAAGGTGTTTATCATGATTTCATGCAACATATGGAAAAAGCTCAAGCCAAAAATAAAATGTTTCATATTAACAACATCAATAAACATGCTGAGAAGTCATGGCAAGCTAGTGCATGGATGTTGGAACGTAGATATCCTGAGGAGTTTTCACGTCCTGAAATACGTAATGATATTAATGTAGAAAGTAACAAGGATATGACTATTAAGATTGTGGGCATGGTGAAGGATAAAAATGGCAATCTTGTGGAAGCTGACGCTGAAACAGAAGAAAACTATTCATTGTAAAGCTCGTAAGCTACTAGTTGAAGGATCAGCAGGATCAGGGAAAACAATTTATGCAGTTCATAAAGTTATATTATATGCTTTAGAACATCCAAATGCTAGATTAGCAGTGTTCCGTGGTACTTTACCTGCTTTGAAGGTTACTGCTTGGTTAGAGATCCGTGAAGCATTATATAATTATGATATTTATTTTCAGGAGAATAAATCAGATAATATAATTACTTTTCTTAATGGTTCTACAATTCAATTTAAGGGTTTAGATGATCTTAAAAAGATAAGAAGTCTGAATCTTGATTTTATATGGATAGAACAAGCTGAAGAAATTGATTTACCTGTTTATCGTGAGTTAGAAAAGCGTTTGCGTGGGAAAGCTAGTAAAAAAGATTATGGTCAGTTAATATTAACTGTAACTCCAGAGGATAAGAATCATTGGATTTATGATGAGTATCATCGTGAACATGCAGGGAAAATATTGCATTTTCATTATACTGATAATCCTTTTTTACCTGATGAATACGTGGCTGAATATGAAGACCTTAAAGAAAAAGACTACGAATTATATGTTAAATATACGTTGGGTGAGTGGGGTAATCTTAGTTTCTTGATTTATGAGAACTGGGATGAAAAGGTATTAACTCGTGGTACTCAGAAATGGTTAGCCGGGGTTGATTTTGGTTTTAGTAGTCCGTCATGCTTTTTATTGATTGGTTGGTATGATGATGAACCTTATATTGTGAAAGAAGTTTATCAAGATCGTTTAACTAACAGAGAATTCATTATACAAATTAAAAAAGCAATAAGTGAGGTAGGTTTAACTCCTGGTGATATTGGTACTGTTTATTGTGATAATGCTGAGCCTGATCGTATAGAAGAGTTTAATCAAGAAGGGTTTAATGCTATTGGTGGTAAAAAAGATGTTACAGCACGTATTGAAACAGTACGATCAACATTTGTGCATATAAGCCCTGAATGTGTTAATAGTAAGCGTGAAATTAAAGGGTATAAATATCAACGTGATAAAAATAATCATCCTACTGAAAAACCTGTTCCTTTCAATGATCATGCTATGGACGCACTAGGATACTGTTTATATGGTGCTTTAGGTCATTTAAGCCCATTTAAGATGAAGGATGAAATAGTTGATATAGAAGTATGGTAAAAAAAGAAAGGAGATTATTTTTTTATGAGTTTTATAGATAGGATACTGCCATTCCGACGCACATTAACGAATATTGAACCTAACATTGAAGAAGAGGTTGGTATTGGATTTGAAACAGGGTCAGACACGAAATCTGTTGATTTAGCTGATAAAGTGGATTTTGAAGTTAAAAGAACTATAAAAAACTGTAGATTCGCAGCTAATGATCCCAGTGTGCAAGGAATACTACTAGATAATATTACTAAAACCAATAGTGTTTTCGTTATTCAAAGTGAAGACTCTAAAGCATTAGAATTTATTAAAAAGAAATGTATTGACTGGGATATAAAACAACTAATGGATGATATGCTTTTTAATGGTATTGTTGATGGTGAAGGTTTTATTCATAAAATGGTAGTGGATAATCAAATAAAAATACGACATCTTGCATTTGACGCTGAAACATACCGTATAAAAAGAAAATACAATGAATACGGTGAAGTTGTAGCGTATAAACAGCTAACAACACGTGATAAAGAAAAAGAGTCTACTTGGATAAAAAAAGATTTTAATCAACTATCTGATAAATTAGAAGATAATGTTGAGGTTAATTTCACAGCTGATGAACTAATAAACTACAAATACGTAGAAAGAAAAGGAAAAGGCAGATCATTAGTAATGAACATATTAGATCAAGTGTATTATTTAAGAAGTATTGAACGCTTAATGCCAACAACAGTTTATAAAAATAGTAACATAATGGTTTTAACTGTAGGTAATGAGCATAAAAGCGGTTTAAAGCTTTCACAAACTAGTAAAAAGGATATTGTTGAAAGTGCTACTGATTATCATAAAAAAGGAGTTATAATGCTTCCTTATGGTGTAGAATCTAAAATGTTAGGTACAAATCAACTACCTAGTGTGGATAATTATATTAAACTATTAGAACACCGTATTTTCACTGGTTTAACTACTCCTGATGTTATTTTCAGTAGTGAGTCAAGTAACCGTTCAACAGCTGAGGTGCAATTAGATAGTCCTGAAACTGGACGGCAATTAATGTTTAAATATAATCGTGAATGGCTAAAAAAATACTTAGAAGAGGAATTATTCAAACCACAGTTAGAATTAGCTGGTTATGATCCTGAAGTGTCTAAAGTTTGGATTGAGTTTAATCCTAAACCTGAAACTGGTGAAACTGGTGCTTATATGGAAGATGAAGACCAAGAGAGTGTTAATTTAGAAGAAAATAATACTACTACAAATGATGAAGTAGCTATTGAGAGTGAATAATCATGGTTAAAGAAATGCAAACAGTAGAAGAGTTCTTTGACAATGATATAGATACTTTAGTTGATTCCGATTTTATGAGTGTTGATTCAGACAATATGCAAGAAAATACATTTATTTCATCACTACTTGGCATATTTGCAGCTTTACACACGAAATATTTTAATTTATCATCTGATGAAGTACTGAAACAAATTAATAAAGACTCATCAGCTGCTATTATAAAATTAAACAGTATAGTGGATACTAAAATGATTCATTTAATAACAACATTTCAAGAAGACATTCTACAAAATAATGGAATTGATTTAAAGTTAAAAAAACGTGTTAATCTTGATATTAACCTATCAGAACTGAAAGTATTAGTTAAGGATACTTTAAAAGCAACAGTTTATCAATTCCGTAATGATGTGACTGTTAAAGCTAAAACATTCATGACTTATCATAAAAAAAGTTCTGCTTTTCATTTACAACCAAATTTCAAACGCTCTATTAAACGTGTTAAAAACACTATAAAGTTTAATATGCAGTATGCTAAGCAAAAAGTAGATCGTAAATGGTTACAATTCAAACATGGTGAAGATTCATTGTTTTACTGGCGTGTACGTGGTGTTAATACTTGTAATTGGTGTTATAGTAATGAGTTACTACCACCTAAACTAATGAGTGAATGGGAGTTAGATCATCCGAATGGTCATTGCTCGTTAGAACCAGTGAATGATGAAACTACGACTGTTTATCAGGATTTATTAGCTGATTCAAATGTAACAAGAATATAGAGTGGATATATAATATTAATGTGGAGTTATAAGAATATGTCAAATCAAGTAGAATTAATAAAAACAGGATTACATGATTATACTGATTTAGGGTACACTAAACCTGTTTTAATAACTGAAAAAAATTTACATGAAATAATAGCAAATAGTTATAAACGTTTACAATTAACTAAAGAGCATACAAATGAAGTAATAGGGGATATAACAGGGTTAAAAAAAGATAATGATAAATTAACTGGAATACCTTCAACTAATATTAATCATAAAGGTAAAGGTTACTCACCAGCTATTAACGCTGACTATACTAAAGAGTATGAGGATCATATTGAGTTGATAGGTGCTTATTTTAAAGATGTTGGTTTGACTAAATCACCTAGAAATGGGACACTATATAATAATGTTTCTGATCCTGAAAAGAATGACCCTGAATCAAATAAAGAAGATAATCCAAATAATGAGGATAAAAGCACATTAAAAATCTTAATTGATTCTAATAATCAATTAGTCAAAGACCAAGCCATATATCAAGAAAAAATAAAAAAACTAAGCAAAAATTCACAAGAATACAAAGAATTAGAAGCTAAAATCGAAGAAATAACACTAGAAAAAGAAAAAATAGAAAAAAACCTCATACAATTAACTGATAAAGCCAAAAAATATGATAAAATCCAAGAAAAAGAATACGAAAAAGAATTAAAGAAATTCAGTAAAGAAGATAAAAAATTAAAGAAAATTGGTGAAACAATGACATTAGAACAATTAAAAGCTTTAAATAATCATGTTCCTGAAAACACACCACCTAAAGGAGTATATGAGAATACTCCTGATTATAACCATGATGGTACTAAAAAACCATCTAAAACAAAAGTAATCACTATGAAGGATTATAAAGAAGCTATAAACGAGGTTTACCCCGAACAACCTCATTTCGACTTATAAAATTCATTTAATTTCATTTAGAAACACGAAAAAGAAAAAAAATATTAAATAATGGAGGACAATACAAATGCAAATTTTAAGAAACAAAGAACACCCAATAATCAGTTGTGGACTTAATCAAGGCAACTATGAGATAAAAGAACTCCCTACCAGTGTAGGGCGTGAAAAAGTACGAATATGGAATAAACCTATGAAAGAAGGTACATATGTAACAATAGACGCAAGTTTATCTAAGGTAGATGACTGGGTGGTACGAAAAGCAGGTCCAATGGATTGGATACTTGGTATGCTCGTTAATGATCCAGAACCTAAGATTGATAAAGAAATGGAACGCGGAGATATAGAATTCTACGGTGAAATATACAGATTACCACTAGCACCAGATAATGATCAAATCGAACCTGGATACAACATCAAAATAACCTATGCTGGAGCAGATGCAAATACTGATGGTGAGTTTATAAGTTTAGAACCTCATTTAGCTAGTGATAGTTTGGCTTATATTGAAGTGTATGTTCCTTTTGCTAAACTCTTTTAAAATTAGAAAACACGAAAAATATTAAAAAATTAATGGAGAATTAAAAAAAATGACAGAAATAAAATCAAACAAAAGAGCTTTAACCAATGAAGTCATGGCAACAAAAATCACTGAAAAAGCCAAAGGAGAACTAAGATTCGGTAGATTCATACCTAAAATGCCACTTGATAGATCAGTGGATTATTATACTACTTTTGCTCCTGAGATTAGTTGGCAAGAGGCATTAGAAAAGGGTAAAGTCGGTGGAATGAAAAAAGTTTCACCGGGTGTTGACTTCCAAGAGGTTAAAATACGTAAACAAACCACTGAAACAGTTACTATTGGTAGAATCGGTGGTAAAATCATGATAGAGCAAGAAGCTATTGAAAGATCACCTCAAGAACTCATCCGTATTGTTTCAGAAATTGGCAGAACTATTGGTCAGGGTTTAGAAACAGAATTAGTAACTGAATATGTAGCTAAAGCTACAGATAAAGGTGTTACTAATCTTCAAAATGGTGGTGATTACCTTGATTTTATTATTGAATCTCAAGGATTGTTTACTGAAGGTAATCTTAATTTATTAGCAGTTGATAGAACTGATTATACTAACATTCGTAAAGAACTTAAAGCCAATAATATTACTGTAGAACCTTCTGAACAGATTAAAGGCTATTTTTATTTAGATAATATTAATGTTCAAGGTGCTGCTACTGTTGATGGTGGTATTCAGATGACACCTAAGCAAGTTCTTGGTATGGATATTAATAATCCACCTGCTAGGTCAATGTATAGTTATGGTCCTGGTGTTACTACTGCTATATTAGATGATGAAACTAAAGCATGGGAACCATTAGTTGGTTATAAAGTTGATGATACTATGCTTAAACAAGACCCTCCAAAGTATGAATTGTTTATTAGTGCTAGGTGGGGCTTATACTTTGAGAATCCTTTTGCTACTTTTGTGGGTACTTTAGATTAAATATAATAATTAATCTTTCTATTTTTTTTTATTATTTTTTTTAAGGGGTATGATAGATTATGCAGCATGATATGACTAAATATTATGAAGTTAGCAGTTTTTTACGTGGTGAACTTCATATGGATAGAGAATACCCTGTAAAATTAGATAACATTAGCTTAAATGGTGATTATCCACCAGTAGAACATGTTACACCTGTTGATAAGGTTACTTATTCATCAGATAATAGTACTGTTCATGATGTTTCACTAATGTTTCAAGACTTAGAATCTAATGAAAAAGTACTCTTCGATATCAGTAATCAAAGTTATAGTAGGTCTCAAGAAGTTTCATTTGTTATTCAAAGTGATACAGAAATAGATATTAGTAAAATAGTCTTGGGTTTTAGTCAATCAGATACAGGTATTCCTTTAGATATGGAATTATCACCAATTAATGGGGGGACAATTGAACCACACACTATTAAAAGAATATCATTTGAGATGACAAAAACCAGCAAATTAGATGTTAGAAACAGAGAATTAAACAATGTTTCATCAATAATAATACAATTAAACCAAGAAATCAATAGAATATGGATTTCTGATGTGGTATTGAATAATAAGAAATTTGATTTCACTCTTGAAGATATTGACAAGCAACTAAACGAAGCTAAAAACTACATCCGTAAACGCTTAAATGTCATTGCTAAAGAAATTCCTGAATCTTTAGAGTATTTACTTCCAAAGATTGCTGCTTTTTTTATTCATCGTATTCGTTGGCAGTCAGAAGGTGAATATCAGAATGATAGGAACGCTAATAGGTATAATTATGCTCAAGAATTAAAATCTGAGGTTGATTTTGATATTGAACAGTATAATCATGATAATACTGATGTTGATGAAAATGAGATTGACGGATCAGTAGCTAGATTTACTAACATAACAACCTAGAATTATTGGTGATAGTGATGTCAGTTCTAGAGGATATCCTTGAAAACATAGGGAAATTCATTAATAATTCTAATGAACGATGGAAAAATGTTTTCATTGTTTATAATGAGCATTTAATCACCCCTCAAACAGAATTACCCGCAATAGTCATACAACCTGAAGGATTACTCATTAACAATAATCTAGGTTGTTTCGATCAAGAAACTATAATCAAATTAATGCTATACTTATCAGAACCTGATAAAATCAATGTAATACGAACAGCTTGGAACTTTCAAGAAGATGTACTAAAGAGATTCAAAGAACCAAGTCAAGTTCTTAGTATTCATGAGAATATTGTTAGTATGGAGTATGATAGTGTTGAAGAGGTGAAAACATTGATGTTACAGAAAAAAGGAGCTGGTGAGTATACTTTTTTAGCTGATGTGGTTACGATTAATTTTAAATTAAAATACACGATATAAATAGGGAGGTAGTGAATATTAAAGATCGAGTTTTTAAATTCATAGGACCGAATAAAAATATTAGAACTGTGGAATTAGAGGTTTATGGGATAACTAAACAAGGTGAATCATTAGATCCGGGTAAAAAATATGTAATAAGTATGGATAATCCTAAAATAATTAGTAAAGAGGTTATGGATGGTATATGTACATTGTTAAATAATAATGGTAATTTTGAAGAAGTATTCGAAAATATTCAAAAAAGTAAGAAGTCTAAGAAAAGTAAAAAGGAGGGATAAAATAAAATGTCAGAATTTAGCTTAACTTATCATTACTGGGGTTTAGGGCTACATCCTGTGGGTTCTGATGGACCAGTGCAACCTGCTATCATGACACCAGGAACAGCTTTTGAAGGTGAACCAAATTTTGATACAGAAGAATATAATGGTCATACAGGAGTAGATACTTTATTAATGGAAGAGGATCGTACTACTAGTGATACTAATCCTACATGGGAGCAAGGAATGGTATTAGAGGAGGGTCAGAATGCTTATTTCTATATGGCGTTAGGATCATACACTAAAACACTAGTTACTGGTGCTACTGATTCTTTTGAATGGGAATTTTTCAAAGATGGTGTTAATCAAGTATCATTACCTTTAGCTACTGTTATGAATGGTTATGGTGCTACAACTAATGACGCTATCAAGTATAATAACTGTATGCTGAAAGAATTAGAATTAACTTGGGATGATACAGGTTGTAAGAGTAAAATTACAATGGCTAGTGCTGCACCTATTATTCAACAGAATAATCCTGCACGTACAAGAGCTTTAAACCCAACAAGACTATTAAAAGGTAAAACTAGGATATTTATTGCTTCTGATACTGAACCTAGTTTGTATGATAGTTTAGATGACTTATCAAGTATTGAAAAGTATGAAGTAACTTGTTTTATCACTAATTCATTAAAATTAACTAACGAAGCTACTCAATCACCTTGTCATGGTGTTGTACCTCAAAAACAGAAACCAATTGAGGGTAAAAAGGTTAAAGACGGTAGCTTAGAAATGTTATGGAATGAAGAAAGTAAAAAACTATATGCTGAATGGTACACTGGTACTAGTAATGGTACTGATCCTAATTTCGTGCCTATTTTTAAGCAGATCTTGATTGTTACGGATGGTAAGGTATTGGAAACTGTTGGAGGGGATGAGGTACGTAGTAGTCAGGTTATTTATATTCCTAAGACTCAGATTAGTAATGTTCCTTTGCCTTTGTCTGGTGAGGATACTAAGACTTTGACTGTGGAGCATAAGGTTGTTACTGATGGTTTGACTAGTCCTGTTTTTGTCCGTACTGTTTGTAATATGGTTGATTTGCCTTGGGGAGCTCCATTTTAATATAAATAATTTTTTTTTATTATTTTTTTTTATCTTTTTTTGGTTTTGAGTTGTTTCCAAAATGGAAATAGCTATTATATTTTATTATTTTTTTTTCATCACTTTTTTTTCATTATTATTTTTTTCACTATTTTTTCATGATCATATTAGAGTAATTAGGAGGTTAAAATAATGAGTAAACGCTTTAAATTCACAGAAAACACTATTAAAATTATGGGAAAGGATTATAAGTATAAAGAAGTTACTAACAGGGAGTTAGAGGATAAACAAGAAGAAATAGAAAACTTTTATAAACAGTTTAATGATTTAATAAAAGAAGCAGAGGACTTAGAAGATGAATTAAACAATATAAATAACTTAATAGAAATGAATCAGATTAAAATAGACTCCGTACTATCAGAAAACGACCCAGAGGATGAAGACCTTAAAGAAGTTCGTAAAATAGCAGATAAAGTAATGGAATATGAAGAAAAACGGATGGATATTGCTAAAGAAATCAGAGAATTTAATAAAAAGACTGAAAAAGAATTTAAACAGATTATGAAGTCTATTGATGTTAAATTAGGTGAAGTATGTAGTACTATGCTTGAAAACTTTAGTGTTAATGAATTTGTAGAAAATATGGATGATATTGATAAAACTATAGCACAAAACATTGGAACTATCCGTAAAATGAGTAAAAGTGGTAGTAAACCTAAAGCAATTGAAAAATTCATTCAAGGAATAATTAAAAATGAATCAGATAGCTTATTAGCTAGTCGTTCACCTTTTCAAGCCAGAAGACAAAGAAACCGACAATAGAGAATTAATAACACCTAGTCAAGTAATTAAAAGAATAGTTCAAGATGAACACTACTTTTTAATGAAACGAGGACTACCAATCAGTTATGAAGAGTATAGAGATTACACAGTATCACATTCTAAAAGATTACTTGATACTGAACAAGAATTGCAAGAAAAAGAAATAAGAGAACAACAACGATTAAATAACGATAACAGTTACAAACGATCTACAAATTACAAACATGAAACTGATCCAAGAGTATCTGAATTGTTTGAGGATGATTAGAATATGAAAATGGATCTGAAAATTAAAACAATTTCTTTCAATACTCGATTAAAAAATATAGAAAGAAACATACATTTAAAACTGGTTAAATGGAGTCAAAAATCAACTAAAAGAATACAAATAGCTACTATTCCATTTGTACCATTAGATGAGGGGTATTTAGAAAGAGGATGGTTTGATAAAGAGTTTAATAATGTTAATAAGATTTATGTTGAGTTTGGGTTCTCAGCAAGAAACAATCCAAAAACAAATTATGATTATGCTTGGATACAACATCAAGTAAGATTTAACCATCCTAAAAGAGGGACAGATCATTATTTAGATATTGGAATGAAATTAACAGAAAAAATAATATTTAATGATTTAAAAAAAGAATTAGATCAAATAATGAGAGAATAAAAGGGAGGTTAATTAATGGCTGCTTCTGGAAGTGAAATAAAAAGTATATTAGAACTAGATATAAGTCATTTTAAACGCAATATCACCTCTGCTATAAATGATATACGCAAACTAGAAACATCTGTAAAAAGTATGACTAATACTTTTGGAAAATCTAATACTAATATGGGTAATGCTTCTCAATCAATAGATAAAGTTAAAAACTCATCTAATTACGCACAACAACATTTAGCAAAACTTGATCAAAGAATAGGTGAAGCTAAAGCAAGTTTTGGAGGTTTAACACAAAGCACTCAAAAAACTACTCAAGGATTTGATAATGTTACCAATTCAGGGAAAAAAACAAGTACACAATTTGAAAACACTAAAAAATCAACAGACTCATTAAAAACATCATTCGGAGCATTACAAATGGCAGCAGGATTCCTTGCTGTAACATTAGCCATGCAAGTAGGAACAGCAATAATGGATATAGCTAATTCAGCAATTAACAGTATTCCTAAAATTCAAATAATGGCAAAAGGAATGAACTGGACTGCTCAAGAAACACAAAAATTCATCGATAAAGGAAAAGAACTACAAAGCACATACCGTAAAATCGACATTAACACTGTAACGAGTGAAGTAGCCAAAATGGCAAGAATGTATAACTTATCAAATGAAGAGGCAACTAAATTTATTGAAACAGCAGCAATATTCAATTCAGCAATGGCAGAAGAAGGTAGAACAGCTAGGGATTCATCATTAGCATTAAAAGATTTCATAGATCAAGGAGTGGGATGGCAAAGAAGACTTGGAGAGCTAGGAGTAACAGCAGAAAATCTTAAAGCCACAGGATTATGGCATGGTGACCCAAATGATAAGAAAGGGCTCATAGGAGCATTACAAAAAGTAATGGAAAGTAGACAATTAGACAAAATGGCAAAAGAAATCACAAACATAGATGACGCTATAAAAGTACTAACAATAAGTGGTGGTCAGCTATTAGCAGCCGTTTTAATACCTTTAACACCGATTATCTATGCTGTTGTATCTGCATTAGCAGATATAGCTTATGTTATATCAGGTGTGATTGGTTGGTTTGGAAAAGTATTTGATATGACTCCAGGTTGGGGTAAATTAGCATTAGGAATCGGAGCTGTAAGTACTGCTTTAATTTTAGCTATTCCCAAAATCAAAGCTTACATTTTCAGTATGTTAGGTGCAACAGGTACTCAAGGTAAATTCATAACAACACTTAAAGCGTCTGCTACTGCGTGGATTACTAATCTATTTGGATTAAATGCTAATACTGTTGCTAACTATGGATTATTTAGTAGTTTAGTAGCTCTTGCTACTGGTGAAAGTGTAGCTACTGTTGCGACATGGAGTTTCACAGCTTCTGTAAGAGAATTAACATTAGCTTTATTAACTAACCCTATTTTTTTAGTTGTTGCAGCCATAGGCGTAGCTATTTATGCTATATATGAAATTGGCAGAGCTATGAAATGGTGGACTGATATTTCAAGCATGGGTTCTGCTGTTATGGAAGGATTAACTCGTTTATGGACGGCTTTTGCTAATAGTCCTCAAATAAAAGGAGTAATTAAATTTTTCACAGATATTGGAAACTCAATAAAAGATTTTATTAATACTATTTTTCCATTAGAAAGTGCTTGGAACAGTTTATTCGGTTCTATGGGTAATGGTGGTAATTTTGACATAGTACAAGCTATTATTAATAGTTTTGACTGGTTAGGGAAGCAACTTGGTAATTTATGGAATATAATTAGTAACAATCCAATTGCTAAATTTGCTTTTGACATATTAACATTAGGTAATCCTTTAGTTTTTATTATTACTCATTTTGAATGGGTTAAAAAAACAGTAACTGATGTTTATAATCAGATTAGTAATTTAGTTAAGAATAACCCATTATTGAACATTCTTTCATGGTTAAACCCAGTAACAATACTTTTATTTCATTTAAAGGATCTTAAACAAATATTTAGTGCTTTAAAACAAGCATGGGATAATTTCGCTAATAGTACTGAGGGTAAAGCATTATTTACAGAATTGAATAATTTGTGGGGTCAATTATCCCTAGCAGGTAATGAATTAATGAAATCATTACAGATGTTGTGGAATGCTTTATTCCCACCAGAACAACAAAGTGGTGGTGGTGTTAAAGAAACTGTTAGTAGTACGGGTAAAGCTATAAAAGAGGTTAATCCGTATCTTGAAACTGCTAAACAAGTTATATCTGCTTTAGCATGGGTAATAAAGAATATATTTGTACCTATGCTTGTTGGAGCTATAACATACATTAACATCTTTAAATCTATTATTAAAGGAGTAAGTGATATTGTTCTATGGGTACGTGCTGAAATAGGACTTTTAATAGCTATATTCACTAATTTACCTCAAACTATTAGTAACGCTGGTTCATCACTAGAACAATGGTTTTTAAACCTACCATACACAATAGGATACGCTTTAGGATCAATAATAAGATTCTTTTTAGATTTACCATTAAAAATCAGTGAAGCTTTAATACAGTTAATAACATCATTAACTAACTTCAGCACAGATTTATTAGCAAAAGGTCAGGAATCAGGGTCTAACTTTGTAACTGGTACTATAAGTTTCATAAAACAATTACCTAGTAGATTTTATACATGGTTAACAAGTACAGCTTCTAAAATACCCGGATGGGCGAGTAATATTGTTTCAAGAGGTAGATCAGCAGGTACACAATTCGTAACAAACATAATAAGCATAATTAAAGGATTACCCGGTAAATTTATTGAAGAATTACGAAAAATCACCATGAGCATACTCAATGTAGCTAAAGATTGGTACAACGCCGCTAAAAACGCTGGTAAAAATGCAGTGAAAGGATTACTTGATGGATTGCAAAGAAAATCACCCGGAAAGATGTATAAAGAGATGAAAAGTGAGTTAAAAGCAGTTAATGATGAAATAATGGATCAAGGAGTTAATTTATTTTTTTCTGCAAAGACTATGTCTAGCAAAATTGTTGAAGGTTTCGGAAACCCACAACTCAATATAGGTATGGGTATGGAGAATATGGATGGAACACAACTCGAACAATTAAATGCAATATCTAATCAATTAAATACTAACATGTTAGGAAACATTCAAAATAATGCAACAGATATTAAGAAAATCAATGACAAATCCACAAAAGACGCTAACCAATCATTTGGAATATTAACAACAGGACTAACAAACACTTTCAACAACTTATCAGATGAAACTAAAACCACATTCACAGGAATAGGAGATACAACACAATCCACATTAGAAAACATGCAAAACAAAACAACTACTAATATTAAAAATATTCAAACAAGTTGGCATGGAATGCAAACAGCATTAATCAACAGTGCAAGTCATATAAGACAAAAAACAGGAGACCACATCAATAAATTACAAAATAATATGGCAAGCTTCTGGAAAAAAGTGAAAAACCCAGTATTACTATTAAGCGGAGCAGCAGGACCAGGAAACATAAGAAATGCACGTGATGGTTCTAAAACTAATTTCGCAAAATCAATAATCAGATCTAATGGTTCATACGCAGGTAGTCCTAATTTATCAAAAAATGAACGATTTAGTGATAAACTATTAAAATTACTATCATCATCACCTGAAACAATTGATTGTGGAAACCCAAACGGTTGTTATGCAGGATGGACTTTAAACAACTGGACACCAACACTAAAAAAGAACATAGGATCATGGAAAACTAATTTCGGTGGAATATGGGATCAATACCTAAATGTTGGAAAATTTGAAAACAGCAACTTCCCAGTAAAAGGCAATAGTAGAGCTTACGAATCACTAGCCCTAGATATGATAGGTAAAACATTTTACAAGTTCTATTATAATAGCCAAGGAGGTTCACTTGCTAGTATTTACAGTAGCGGACGCTTCAACTGTTGGGATGGCGCACATATTCTAATGAGTCTAGCAGACTCATTTGGATTGTCTAGTAGTCTTGTTCATGGATTTTGGGGTAGTGTACCTCATGTATGGGCAAATGTGCAAGGTGTTGGAAATATTGATGCTACAGCTATACAAAAAAGTCGTGGAACTAGTAAATTTAGTAGTATGGCTCATGCAGGACCAACACCACAATCATACACAGAAGTAAACAGTGGTGAATCATCAAATGTAACTATAAATCAAGGTAATATCATTATCACAGGGAATATAAATGGAGTAGATGATTTAGAATCAAGAATGGCAGTTGAAAGGGAAAAAATAATGAAAGAAACCAGAAAAGAAATGATAAAAATATTGTCCCCGAATTCAAAAACAGGGGGATGGTGATTATGAGTAGATTAAAATTGAATTTAAAAGTTCCTAAACCATTTTTAGGAATATTTAAAGAAAAAATGGATTTATTAAAGGTAAGTCCACTGAAATGTATGTTATTAAAGAATACTTATGAATTAAACTTGAATGAGCATGCTAATATCAGTCAAATAGTCGGACATGAGGTGAATCATTCAGGTTACACTAGAATACCCTTAGTTAATGTAACCCTGCAAGATATTGTAGGTGGATATAAATTAACATGTGATGAACTCGTATTTGAAGATGTTAACTGGGAAACATGGTACGCTTGTATCTTTAATAATAATGATGGTGAAATTATCGCAATAGGTGATGTTATAACTGATCCTGAGGGCAACCCTGCTCCTGCTGCACCATCAGGACAAAAATTAATGATTATTCCTGAAGGTAACGGTTTCTTGATTGTTACTAGTAATAATTTATGTCAATCATTTGAAATCAAATAATAGGATAATGGAGGATATAATAATGTCTAGAATGACAAATCAAGGATATAATAATATGTTATCATCTTATTTTATGAATCAGAATAATAAATTTTATATTCAGGCAGGTTTAGGCAGTCCTAGTGTTAATGGATTAGGTAGTCCGTTTGGTTCACGTGTAGAAGCTACAAAACAACATGATACGATTACTATGATTATTTCTTTACGAGGTTCTGTTAAAAGTACGAGTAGTAGTATTCGTTTCACAGAAATAGCTGTATTTGATTCACCTACAGGTGGAAACTGTATTTTTGCAGGTAATATGGATAGAAAAACAGAAAATGGTGATGTTATACCTTTAGAAGTTCAAATAACACGCCCATAATTAAAGGATTGTTATTTTTATGCAGTTAAAATATTTTGAATGGTCATCTGCAATGGGAAACATTCCACATCAAGGAAACTTAGTCATTCATAATTTCCCTTATTCATTAATTGATGGTGTGCGTGAAGATGGGTTAAATGTACGGTTTTTTGCTGATTCAAATTACTCACAGCAGTTAGATCACATGATATATTATAGACATGGTATTAATCTAACAATAGTTGAATTTCCATCTGGTTTCACTGGTAATCGTCTATATATAAATGTACAATCTCTAAATTACATTTATCCAAATTATTTTAAAATAAACACTAGTAATACTTACGTTCAACGATATGATATTTATCCTGTTACTTTTAATACAAAAGCTTATGGTAATCATAGACTTAATAAATCAACTTCTGATGTGAGTCTAAATGGTTTTGTTTGTAATGGTGACACTACTGCGAATAGTGGGGGTACTGTGACTTTTAGAAACGCACCGGATCATCTTGAGCATTTATACAGTCACTATGTTGTTTGTAAAATTAATAGTGCAAGTACAATAGCACAAAGAGATATTTTTCCTTTTTTACCTGATTATGCTACTCCTGATTTATTAACTCCTGCTAATGTTGGAGCATGGAAATTTTTATTAGATAACATGGTTTTTGCTCATTTTCATAATTATGATGGAAAAGGTCCATATTGTAGTTTTATGCAAAAAGACGAAAGTGAATTTGATGATTTTCATGCTCATAGTAATGGTTTTGTTAATTATGTTCCTAATCAAATGTACATGTTAAGATTTCATAATAAACAAATAGGGTCTTCATATTTCCCTGTAATGGAATTTGATAAAGGAGGATCAAGTGAAACACATATACAAGCTACTCGTCCGATTATATCATTGTATTGGACTGATTTTTATATTGGAGGTAATTCAGGTTTAAATGGTTATATGTCAGGCGGAACTGGAAAAGGAACAGAAAACATATTTTTCCAGTTATTTATGAGCATATCTAAAGATAAAGAAAAAATAGCTAATGATTATGGCTTGAATTATGTTTGGAAAGATTCATACGATGATTTTTTAAATAAGTATGAAAATTTTCTAATAGTATATAATGGATCTGATTATATGGGTACGCTCTTGAGTAACCAAGAACAATATGAAACTATTTGTATCCCAAACTTTTTAAAAGGACTCATATCACTAGAAACACTCGATAACTTCTATGACACACAAATACTTGAAAAATTTAATGAAGTTTATTCTTATTGTATTGCCTTAAAACTAATGTACCATGAACTTGTTACAAATGGTAAGAATCCAAGTGCATATCCAACAGAACCAACTATTACAGTACCTAAATATGAACCATTGGAAAATATAGAAGCTACATCGTCAGGTTGGTTATATCCAAACACTATAAGCAATGATAAAAAACCAAGGGAGGAGTAAATAATCATGGTTGATTGGGAAAACCCACAAAATTTATTCATAGAAGGTAACGGAACAACTATTACTATCCCTCCTGGTGAAACAACACCTTATTTAATTGCTAGACAGTTTAACCATGTGTTACAAGACAGACCTTTTCAAATTATTGAAGGTTATGAAGTTAGAACACGTTTAAAAGTTATTAATGGTGATCCACAAGATTTAAAAGAATGCAATATTGAAATAAGCCCTAATTATAATGTATATGCTGAAAACAAAGCAGATCCAACTAATAGTTATAGTAATGAAGTAACAGAACACATTTACGGATCAGAAACTGATAAATGGTATGTTAAATCACACCATGAATCACTATATCACAATCCATTCATTGGAATCTGTGTCAGATATGAGAACATGGGAACAGAACCCCTAACAATTGAATTACTAAATCTGAATTTACAAGTATATTCTAAATCTATGATTGAATATAAAGGTAAGAACATTGAACCTGAGGTTATTACTTGTCATGTGGATGTAGGATTATATTTTATGTATGGTAATCAGAAATTAACCTTTGATACTGGAAGACAAGGGCATAATATTGGTTCTGGTGATAAAACTAGTAGCAGTGAAGTTTCATGGACTAATCCTCAAAATATAGTGCCTGATGATAGTTCTGCTTTTGTTAATCTTGAAAAAGGTAAAAAATCTGCTTATGCTAAAAGTAGACGGTGGAAACCTGCTAACTTACCTTTACACTCAAAAATAACAAGTATTCAAGCAGTGTTTCATAATGTATGGGGTAATGGAGTAAAAGGAGCTTATGAAGTTGCTTGTTACTTAATGAGTCATGGTAATGATGGATTCGGTCAAAATTTATCATCAGGGAAAATAATACCAAACACTAATCAAAATGGGAAATATTTAACATTTAATTATAATAATACTGGTGTAGTAACACCATCTATCTATAATAACAGTTCTTTTGGTTCTAAAATAAATTTTATCAACAAATCAACAGGTAAAATCCAAGTAAGAGTGGGTGCAGCTTATACTCAATGTAGTTACAAACTTGTTGATGAAGATAGAATAATTGTTAATTTTACATGTGCTGTTAGTTGTACTATTCATGTTGGGGAATCATATAAAGGTGCAGGATTATTTTTAACAGCTGGTGAAATAGCTAGTAATCTAATTAGTAAAAAAGACAATGATAAACCTAGTAATCAGTGGGATGTTCATTATAAAGTCATTTTAGGAATGATAGAAAGATCAATAGGAATTAATGAAAACTGGAAAGCCGATGTTAAAAGATTAAATCCTTTTATTGGTCCAGTTGAGTTGGAACATAACCCACGGATTGAATCTGCTGAGGTTACTGTTGCAGATAGTGAAGTATATAATCAATTCCGAGGAGCTGAAACTCACAGTAAAAAAGGCGAAGCTAAAGAAACCAAACCATTACTATTATATGTTCAAGAAAAACAAGTAATGCCTTTAAAAGCATTACCACAGATAGATGAAATATTTCCTGTCTATACAACTCCTAATTTGGATGATAATGACCCTTTAGTGCATAGAGGTTATGCTAATATTTGGTCAGTTAAAGGAAAATGGCTTAATCAACTACAAAGTGATGTAGATATTGAATTAAGATACATAACAAAAGAGCTCTACCCTAGTCTATTAATGGACTACACTAAAAACTTAATAAGTGAAGATAGTGTTTTAATCATACCAACAAATTACGAATTAATAGTAAATGGCTATGATTATCAAACAATAGATGAAAACACATCTAACAATCCAGATAATACAATCCCATTTAGTGTTATTGAAGATAATGGCGAAGTATTCACATTAAAAAGCAATAATAGTAATCAAAATTTCGCAGAATTCATAACATTCGCAGAAGTAGAACCAGGATTCAAATTCAGCACAGCATTAATGTTTAAAAATAATAACAACTATCAAAACTCTGAATTCTCATATCTATTTAATAATATTGAAATAAGCATATCTGTTGATCCTGACGATTATTCAAGCCATATAATCAGAGTAAGTGGTTTAAATGGTATGGAACAGTATAAATCAGTTGGATCTGTGGGTTATGATGTTAATATAAAAGGTAATATTCGTTTAGATGGTAAATCAAAAATTGAAGTGGTAACTGCTACAGATGTAATGGTATTTAGACCAATAGCCAGTTTAAACAGTGAAAATGCAATAATCAGAATGAAAAATGAATCATTTGAAAACCAATTTTACCCAAGCACTATACTATTAAGAGAATTAATATTCCATAAAACTACTTATGCAGAGGGAATTACAGTTGAACAGCATAATGTTGTTTGTTTACCACCTCAAACAAAACAAAAAGCCGAACAAGACTTTTACCGTGATTCAGCAGATGGAAATATTCCTTGTTATGTTAATCCAACAGAAGCATTACATTTTAAATTAAATGCTTATCATTTTTATCGTGGATCAGTAAAAGCAGAGAGTAAAGAAGGTACAAGAATATTAAACACGGATTTTGTTATTAAAAATAAGGAAATAATCACAATTAGCAATGGTGTTACTAAAATAATCATAAGTAGATTAAAAGAAAACCCAGAAATAGCTAAAATCGAATATTATGGTTTCATGAGTGGATGGGAGCTTATAACTAATTTCTATATTGAAAATGTTTTTGATGTACAATTTAATCATATTAATAGTGAAGATATAGACATTAGGGTTGGTCAGACTTATTGGAGAATGACAAGAGGTAAAGCATTTGTAAATATAAGAAATCCTAATGATATTATTCGTTTTGACATGTTTGATTTTGCTAATTTTGCTACTGAGGATAATGTAATTGATAGTATTAGTATTGAGGATACATTAGAACCTATACCTTTAGAACATTTATTTTTCGCTACTTTTGAATATAAAGATAGATACGCAGCAATGCAAATACTGTATAAAATACCAGGTCAAATAAAAGCAACAGAATTGCCACCATCAGAATTAACTGGAATTGGTTGGTATATGATAGGTGCAACAGGATTTGAACATTACGCTAATAAAGCAGTAGAATGGCTTAATACAGTGATTCAAAAGATAACATTAGCCATAGATAGGTGAATAATATTATGAAACCTATTTACAACTATCACAACATTAATAAACGATCAACTGATATAAATTCCAGTTATTCACGAGTAGAAATCGAGGCAGTTGATCATAATAATGTAGTTTGGTCAAAAAAAAGTAATCTATCAGGTTGTAAAGATGTGAGCCACTGGGGTGAACCATTCGCAACAGGAACAGGAAATAAAGACTTTTCTTATGATATGACAGTGCATATTAAAGAAGATGGTGAATATAGACTTTATTTTCGTGGTAGAACCAATTATAAAAATTCTAATAATAATCCTTTATATTCTGACTTATATTTCCCAAAAGAAATAAATACTGACACTATACGTGTATTTTGGGAGTCTTACGCTCGTGTACCACAAAGAAAAGATCTAGGAACATTCTATATCAAAAAAGGCACTTATGTTTTTAAATGTATTGGATCAGCAGAATCCATGACAGGAAACATCACATTTCATAAAATACGAAGATATGAAGGAGATACAAATAATAATGGTTTATTAACCTTTGATACATGGAATTTTAGTGAAAATGATATTCAAAACACTAATTCAGGTTCAATAGAACTATTTAGTATCAATCAAAAAGAAGAATTTGGAGGATTTATAGACAAAAATAGCCCATCAGGATTCATATTCAACTATCGAGATTCAATTAATATCTATGCTAGTGAAAATCTTAACGATCTTGAAAAAAAACCAGTTTTTGGAGGTTATATAACTGAAATAACACCAACAAAAGACAGAGATAAGATTAAATTAGGTTTCATGGATCGATGGTTTGACACTACAACAAGAAGCATACCTCATGAAACAATCGTTGGAGGCGATACACCAGACTATAGCAAAAATACTGTTTATTGTAATGATAAATACGAGGCAATGATGTTCGTTTTAGATAACATGGAGTATCCTATTGATTACACTAATTTAATCAGTTATATTGAGTCTATGCCTCCAACTGAATCAGATTGGAACTTTGACCTTGATAATCCTGAATTAGCTAATAAAATAAGTGTTGATGTTAAAACACTTAATTCACAACTTGCTATATTGGAAAAACAAAAAGTAAAACTTGATGAACAGGTTAAAACTAAAAAAGACAAAGTAGAAGCAACATACAAAGCAGCAATAAAGAAAATCGATAATGACTTCAAATATGATCTAAAATTGATTGATAATGAGTATGCTCCGAAATTATCTAAAGTTGATAAAGACTATGCTAAAGAGTTAAAAGCTTGTAAAACTGCTGTATGCAAAACTAATGTTCAAATAAAAAAGGATAAAGCAAAAGAACCAATATTGGCTGCTAAAAAGAAAAAGAAACAACCTATTGAGGATAAAAAAGCTAAGAAAAAAGAGCCACATAGTGAAACCAAAAAGAAATCTAACAAAGAAATCGATCAATGGAAACTAAAACAAATAGCATTACTTGAATTAGCATTTGCACAGAAAGTAAGTAAGACTAACAGTAATTTTTTATGGGTTATGGGTGTTTATAAACGACCAATCGCAGGATCAAAGAGTAAATACTTAGAACTGCAAAATTATCCCATGAAAAATGTTGTACAAAAAGCTTTAATCTGGAAAAAGGATTATGAGCCACCAGGAAAACAAAATATTAAAATAACTGCTCAGCAACCAGTATTTGAATTTGATTATGGAATGGCACAGGATTACATGGTAGATAAACCATTCATGGGACATTTACAAGTTGGTTACAGTTTAACACCAGACGGAACTGTTTTTAATGGTTATATCAGTTTCACAGGTACTAAATACGATTCATCAAGTGGACTAAATGATATTGTCTTAGGTGCAGTAACACCAGTAATTGAATTAAATAGTTTTAAAAAGTTCCAGTTTGATTTACAAGGACAATTATACCGTTTACGTGGCGATTCAAAGGATACTATTTATTATCTTAGAAGTATTAGTTTTATTAACTATTTTGTGAAAGGATCTGATACTGATTTAACTGATTATGATAAAGAAAAAGACGGAAACGCTCGAAAAATACTAATAAACAATCTTAAATTAAGGTCTGGTGAAATTAATCTTCCTACAACCCTTAAAAGTAGTGGAGAATACCCTTTAAAAGTTTTAAGAGAATTAGCTAAAGATACAAACTTAACCTTAAATATTATACCATCCACAACTCGAAGTTTAGACACTTTGGTGCTTGAAAATAAAAGAACAAAGGTTGAAACTACAGTAATCCGTGAAGGTGATAATTTAATTGGAGGTATTGATGATATAAAGTACTCACCTAATGGAGTTATCATAAACACATCAAATAAGGTATATACAAACAGTAATGACCATGAAATTTACACTAGCCGAGTTGATATGGATTCAATACATCATTATGGTACATTAGAGTCTTATGAAGTGTTACCTAAAGAGATAACTGGTATTAATCAAGCTTTATATTTAGCAGGTACTGATTTAAAACCTGATGAACCACCTTTAATTTTTCCTGCCACTATAAAAGGCATACCCTCACTTAAAGTAGGTAGATTAATCACTACTGATTTAACAGAGGATTATCTATCAGATTTAAAAGAAATAACTAGTATAGACCGTAGTTTTAACCGTAACGACTCACCAATGCTACAAACAGAATTAGGTTTAGATGGTGAAATAGGAGAATATAAAGTTGACATAAACAAAATACGGGCTAAAATAGAAGAGTTAAGTAAATTAAGAACTAGTGGTGCTGAAATTCCAGATGAAATAGATATATAAAAATAAAAAGAGGTAATAATTTGCCATTACGAGATTTCAACACATTATCACGAGATTTTGATGAACACTTGAAAAAACACCCAACAACTGGAGGTGGTAGTGGAACTCAAGGACCAAAAGGTGATAAGGGTGATAAAGGTGATAAGGGCGATACAGGACCACCAGGAATTAATGGTATAAATGGTGTAGATGGTAAACAAGGTGATAAAGGTGATACAGGATTACCAGGAAAAGATGGAGCTAAGGGCGATAAAGGTGATAAGGGTGATAAGGGCGATACAGGACCACCAGGCAGTGGAGGTAGTGGTGAAATACCACGCCCACTAGACGCAGACACACTACAAAACAACCCAGCTAGTGCTTTCTATAAAAAAACTGATAGTGTTAATGCTAATACATTAGAAGGTAATGCTGCTAATGCTTTCTATAAAAAAACAGATACAGTAGCAAATGCTACTAATGCTGTTAATGCTCAAAATGCTAATTCTGCGGGGATTGCAGGATCTGCTGAATTTGCTACTAATGCTGATATGTCAAATTATGCTCATCTTGCTGAGAAGGCATTACAAGCTGTTAATGCTGATATGGTGAATAATGTACGTGATACAATAGCTAATTTTGGTTTTTTGATTGGTTCAGATAAAAATTTGAGTTTAAAAATTGGTAAACTTGCAGGTGCTAAAAATGAGTTCTTACTTCGTGTTATTAATGTTAATATTGCCAGTACTAGTGCTAGTTCACCATCACCCATCGCTTACACAGGTGTTGCTACAATAACTTATAGAGATTCAACATATCCTTATGAACATGTTCCATACATTGTACCGATGTATTACGATAATGTAATGGTCATAACCTTTGTTGTAGGGTCTGCAACCAATACGAGTGCTAATGTACGTATATACACAACAAATAACGCTACAGTAAACGTTGGAATACTTGTAATAGGTAGAAACACACAATAAAGGAGGTTTATTTAATTGTTAATTTGCTTTGATATTGATGAAAACAGTAATATTACTAATGTTTATGGGGGATGTCCTGAATGTGGTATGATTAAAGTTGAAGTATCAGAAGAATTAGCTAATAATATGCTAAATAATACTGTTCCATTCTTTTTTAGATATGTTAATGATGAAATTATTGTTAATACTAATGCTGTTAAGATTCATGAAAAAAGAACACGTATAACTCGAATAAAACAAAAATTGGATGAAACTGATTATTATACTTCTAGGATCATGGAAGCTCAAATAAATGATGAAACACCAGAAAAAAAATATTTAGATGGAGTGGAATACAGGAAAAGGTTACGAAATGAAATGAACGAGTTAGAAAATGAAATAATAGAACTAAACAAAAATATGAGGTCATGATGTATGACTAATCGTAATATAGCTTTCATACTCATATCAATAATCGCTGTTTGTCTAATAATTTTGTTTGCATGGTATTTTCCAATGTCGCAGCAACAACAGATGTTAGATTATAATAATGAATGGAAAGAAAGTAAAATAGGTTTTAAAACTTATGTTAAATGCCCTATTGATAATTCAACTGAAAATATAACTATTATACAAGTGGTGGAAGAGTCAATTGAAGATTCTCGTGTTGATGGGGGTAGAATCAAGGTTATTTTCATCTGTAAATGTGAAAAACATAAGTTAACATGGAGTCAGTCGTTAATATGAATCTTGAATTTGTAATAACCACTTCAGTTGCGATTATATCTCTTGCTTATTTACTAACAAGAGTTAGTAGTGATATTACTCATTGGTTAGGTAAAAAAACTGTTAGTAGTGTTGAAATTCAAGAATTAGATCCTGATTCTGATGTAAAAAAAGAATTTAATACTATTAATGAGAAGTTAGATGATCAAGAACAAGTATTGGGTTCGTTGCGTAATTATGCTCAAGATAATCGTGCTTTTCAGTTAAGGACTGAGATCAGGTTTGCAATTGCTCATGATTTTGGTAAAAGAGAAGTTAGAAGACTTTACGAGATGTATATAGCAATACCGAGTGAAAAAAATATGAGAAATGGGCATATCAGTTCTGAAATTGAAGAGTATGTTGAACAGGTAAACAAAAAAGGAGAATAGTGGATATGAAGGATAATAATACTGTTATTATAATTTGCAGTACTTT